GAAGATTTGTATTTCGAAATTTCGGATTCGTAACGTTCCTTATCATTGTTGGCCATTTTTTTGTACGATTCCTTTTGTTTTTCTGACATATCACGCCATAATTCGGCGATTTTTTGAGTAATTTCCATAGGAGAAAGATCCGGATTTTCTTCACGAATCTCTGGACGCTTTTCCGTTGAAAAACAGATGTAAGCGTTCATAGCACGTTTCGGAGCATTAGGATCCTTCTTCTTTGTAAAATTTTTCTTTTCGACTTCCTTAATTTCATCTTTGATTTCGTCAAGGAAGTTCTTAGCGAATGTCTTAACCACATCCTTACGAGAGGGGGTCAGATTTTCAATCGCTTGCTTAATCTTGTTTGAGATAAACGAGAACATTGTGAGAACAGATTATTCGCTGTGAAGTTGCAAATAGTATGCATTTTTAATAGGTTTTTATTTTAAAATCAATTTTATGACGTTTTAAGGGAATGCTTTGTTTGAATTTTAACAAGTTAATATTAAAAATTTTTTATAAAATCAATCCAATATTTAAAAAATATGTCTGTGTATTCTATTAGCATTAAGTCAGATAGTTTTATTTCATCATCTATAGATGGTTTTTTAAATGCCACTATATATTCATTAGCATCTTGAATAGTATAAATATTTTCTAAAAGTTCTGTGTTCATATTAAAATAAAAATCATAATCATGAGAATAGCCGAAAGCGATCGATTTTAAAATATTTCTATCATTATCAAGTTTACATAATAAATAATAACTAATTGTTATATCTCCAATTGAATAATTATAAAAAATATCTTCGCTTCCTCTTTCAAAAATTTCAACAAAACTCATTTTTTGAAAATAAGTGAATATAGATCGATTTTTCAATTTTATAGATTTATAAATATTATTTAAAGATATAAAATATAATATAGAAATGCTCGGATAGCACAGTCGGCAGTGCGTGTGACTGTTAATCACAAGGTCGGTGGTTCGATCCCACCTCTGAGCGCTTATATCTTTTTAGATGTAAAAGATATAAATCCGAGTTAGTACAGTGGTCAGTATTCTCGCCTGTCACGTGAGCGACCTGGGTTCAATTCCCAGACTCGGAGTTTTTATTATTATAAAAATTATTTTTATAATAAATGGATGTCAAATTAATTATATTATTATGTTCTTTATTTTTTGTTATTCTTACTATAGGAATTTTATTTTTATCAAGAAAGAAAGGCGAAAATTATTCTTATAATTACACTAAATTAACAAAAGAAGAAGTAGATCAAATTTTGAAAAAAGAGTGTAATCTTACATTAAGAGACTATATTAACATATTAAATAGCACTGATAATTTAAGATTATTATCTTTACAACAATTATCTAATAATTTTATATGTTCTGAATTAACTATAAAAGATTCAAATGAATTAATGTCTTTTCTAAATACAATTTCTGGAAATTGTATTCTAAAATGCATTAAAAACAAAGATTGGTATAGAATTGCTTTAACAAATCTTAAGATAAATCAACTTATGAATTTATTACAAAATTCTAAAATTAGTTATAAAAGATCTCTAACAAATGGAGTTTACAGCGCTGAATATATTAATATGTATTATGAAGATAAACAGTTAAACATGGGCGAATTGGTACAATTATATATTGAAAATTATAAAAATATAAAAATAACCAACAAAGAATTTGAAAAATATTCAAATGAAATACTTCCAATTTTATCAAAAATGTCTGACTCAAATGATCTTGATATAAACCCGGTAGAGTTCGCAATGATATCTACACTTTCTCTTGTAAATATATATGATTTCCCTTTGATCGATTGTTAATAAATAAAATATAAAATAGATTCTAAAATTTAAAAATATTTTAGAATTATAAGAGTAACAACAATGTCTATTATTGTAACTTCTAAAGATTTAGATGAAAAATCAGAAGAAAAAATTCTAACTGAAGTTTTTGTAAAAAAGATAGACGGAGCTTCTAATAAATTTAGTTTTAATAATAAATTTTATAACAAAGCAAAAGAAACAATTATTTATCCTTTCAAACTTTCAGATGATAAAAGCAAAGCATTTATTCCATTTAGATGGGCTCTTGAAAATATAAAAAATGTCTCAAGACCTAATAGAGAAAACCTAACAAAGATATCGCCAAATTTCAATACAACACTTAGATCAATCCAAAAAGAAATAAAAGACGAGTGCGTTCAGTACATCAATAAAAAAGGATGCGTATTAATTTCATTATATCCAGGAGCTGGAAAAACTTGTCTTTCTATATTTTTATCATCAAGAATAGGTTTAAAAACTCTAATTATATGTCATAGACTTGTTCTAATTGAACAATGGAAAAAGGCTATAGAGAGATTTATTGATAATCCAAAAATAGGTTTTGTTAAACCATCTTTGTCTGAAAAAAAATTGACAATCGAAAAAAATAATGATTTCATTTTAGTAAATGCTCAAAATGTTAAAAAATTAGGTTATGATTTTTTTAGTGATATAGGCTTAGTTATCATTGACGAAATACATGCTATTATGGCTGAAAGTTTATCAGAATGCATGTGTTATTTGGCTCCTAGATATTTAATCGGACTAAGCGCTACTCCTACAAGACCTGACGGACTAGACAAACTTTTAGATTTTTATTTTGGAACTGATACAAAAATAGTTAGAGAACTTTATCATCCTCATGATGTATATAAAATAGACACAGGAATAGAATATGAAGAAGACTCTAACAATTGGAGTGCAATGATAACAGAGCAATGTTTGCATGAAAAAAGAAATAACTTAATTGTAAACATTGTTCTTCATTTCAAAGAAAGGCACTTTTTAGTATTGTGTAAAAGAGTTGAACAGGCAAACTATATTGCTTCTAAATTAATAGAAGAAAAAGAGAATGTATCTGTTATGACAGAAGATAAAAACGATTTCGACGAAACATCTAGAATCATTGTAGCATCTGTTCAAAAATGCGGAGTAGGTTTTAGTCATGATATTTTAGACAGTTTAATTCTGGCATCAGATGTAGAGGAGTATTTTATTCAATATTTGGCGAGAGTAATGAGATCCGAAGATGTAAAGCCTATTGTTTTTGATTTAGTTGATAAACATAAAAGCCTAAGAAATCATTTTTCTCATAGAAAATCTGTATATGAAAAAGCGGGAGGAATTATACATAATTTTAATAAAGAATATAAAGAATTAATGAAATCTTTGCTACATTAAAAATTATAATTAATATAAATGAATTATAATTGGATAGATGATAATGTTGCAGTAGGAAACTTTAAATCATCTTATGAAGATTTTGATGTAATTGTGAATTTAAATTATCCTTTTAATGAAGTTCCTCATGAAAAAATAGAAAGAAACATGCAACTTGTAAATTTTAAAGAAAAAATTATTTTCAAAATAGGACTATACGATAACGAAAATGAAAGAATATATAATTTATTAGTAAAATTTATTCCAGAATTAATTTATCTTTATAATAGCAATAAAAACATAAAAATACTATTTCATTGCTATGCTGGCATATCCAGAAGTTCTACATTAGCAATTGCGTTTTTATGTAAAGCAAAAGGATTGAAACTTTCAGATGCACTTAATTTAGCGGTAAGTAAAAGAATGATTATAAAACCAAATGACGGATTTTTAAAAGCATTGAAAGAATATTGCGAATAAGTTTTTTCGCGTAAATAAAAAGATTAAAACTTAAGATTTATAATGTCTACTCGAGCTTTAAAATTTTTAAACAGTAGAAAGAGTTTAAAAAATAAAAATGAAATAAATATTTATATAGTACTTAAAGAAAAAACCTTTAAATCATAATTGAACAATGCTAAAATTTGAAGATATTGATATCTCTACTCAAACTATTATCGGCAAAACAAACTGGAAGATAAATACCCAAGAGTTGTTTAATAACTTGCCTATTACAGAATATAAAGTAATCCCAAAAAAGAGAGGCCGTCGTCCGAAAGAGGAAAAAGTTGTTGTTCCTCAAATTCTGGAAGAAGGACAAATTATTACACTAAAACTAGGAGATAAATTACGAGGCGTTGATTTGAAATCTAAGAAAAAACAAAAAGATGAAAGTAAAGATGATAAAAGTTATTTTAGAAACAGTCTTACGGTTGTAATGCATTGTGAAGGAAAACTTATTAATTTTAAAATTTCTAAGAACGGTAAATTTCAATTTACAGGTTGTAAAAATGATCACCATTCTCATTTATGTCTAGAACACATTAGAAACTATATTTCTAACATGGGTGATAAAAAAATTGGAATGTTGCCTCTAAATTCAAATCTAGAAGTGATTTACACAACAGTAATGACAAACATTAATTTTAGTTTAGGTTTCTGTGTAAACAAAGAAAATCTTGATGAACATATTAATAAAAATACAAACTATCATTCTCTATTAGAAACCACATTCGGATATACCGGGGTTAATATAAAAATTAATATGCCAAAACTAGATAATATGCCAATTTTAAAAATGATTTATAAAGACGGAGATTGGTCTAATAATGAAATAACTTATGAAGATTACTTACTTACATTAGATGACAAGGAAAGATTTAAGGAAAAATCCAAAGTTCGCTATCTTACATTTCTTGTATTCCAAAGCGGAAATGTGATTTTGTCAAGCCCTCATAAATCATGTATGAAAGAAACCTATGAAAATTTTATTGATATGATTCAAAAATCAAAAAGTTTTATTGAAGAAAAATTTGATTAATATTTTAATATTATAAAAATATTAAAATTTAGAAATATTTAGAGATTTTATAAAGAACGATCAACACATTTACGATTAAGAAACAAGTCCAATTGTTCTTTATCAGAATATTTACGAAGGTATTCTGGATAACATGGGTAAACGGTTGAACAAGGCGCTTCGAAACAATGTTTTGGATACTCTGCTTTAAAAGATACCCTATTCTTATAACAATTATTTTGAATAACACGATATCCAGCCTGTCTTTCCATTATAACAGGTTCAGATAATTCATAAATTCCTCTATAAAATCTATTATAAGGAAAATCGTCCATATCAGTAATAAAATTTTGTACGGTCTTACTAGTAGCATAATATGGCAAGCCGTATTGAGTTTTATTAAGTATTTCTTTGTTCATTTTATATTATATCACAAATATTATATTTTAAATATTTATATAACTTAAAGAATATTTAAATATTTAAAATAATTATGTCTTTATCCGTATTTAAAAATGGAGACTTGATTACTTCTCTGCCAACAGATGAACAAGATATATCACCTAAAGAAAAAATAATCTTGGACATGTTATACCCAACACCTTCTCTTCAGTCTAAAAATATAGATGAAAATGCAAGAAAGACGCTTTTTCATTTCAAAGATATAGTAATAGCATCATTATTATTCTTTATTATGAATATGCCAATTATAGATCAATTTATAGAAAAATATACGAAAACTACTAATTTATACTACAAGTTATGCTTAAAAATTGCAATCTTTGCCATTTTATTATTTATCATAAATAACTTTTCTCTATCAAAGAAATCTCAAAATTAAATAAAAAAATAAAGGCAGTAGCATTAATATGTAAACAAGAACAACTTTACTATAAGATAATTTTTTTTCGTTATTTTGAAGTTCTGTTTTATTACAACAGACAGAAGGTTTAAAAGTTATTAAATAGAACAAGCAAATAATAGGATATAATATTAAAAAACAAATAGTGTATATTGACATATTTTCATTTGAATTGTCAATTTTTTCTCTTATTTCTTTCATTGTATCTTTTATCTCATTTATAGTTGGACTTTTCTTTAATCTAGACATTTTTATTTATAATAAAATAAAAATGAATTTAAACTTTATTAATTTATATTAAGAAAAGACAATGAGCGATTTAGAAGATAAAAAAGAAAAGGTATATTCGACACATACTAAATTCTGTACATTTGGAAAGAATTGTAAAAAGAAATTTAAATGTGTTTTCGCTCATAATTTTAAAGAACTTTGTCCTATTATGTGTAAATATGACAAGGACTGTCTTAGAAAAGAAAAATGCTATTACATGCATAATTATGAAACAAAAGTACAATATGTAAAAAGAGCATTTCCAGAAGAATTGATTAAATTTAATATAAAATTAGTCGATACTCCATATGCTCCATCGAAAAAAGAAGAAACTGATGAAGATAAAAAATTCGAGGATAAAGAAGATGAAATTATTGAGATCGATATTGAAACTCAAAATGAAAATCGAAAGATATATAAGGAACAACTTGAAAAACTAAAAAAAATGTTTTATGACCCAGCTCTAGATTTTATGTGTTGGGGAGATGTAAACGAATTTGTCGATTTAGATTGTTATGAAGAGGATAGAGGAAAAAAAGTACTTTATGTACTATAATATGAATAATAAATTTAAAATAATAAATTTATTATTTTAAATAGAAAATTTTATAAAATGAGTCTTGACATTAGAAAAATATCAAAACTTTTTCAAGAAAATGATATCGTAATATGTGATTATTTTTGCGAAGATTCAAAATGTATTTTTATAAAATGTTATATGATAAAACTCTCTTCATTTTTACTTTTATACATGCCTTCTAAATATAGGTTCAATCCTCCAAAAGAATCAACTTTTTACGATATTGAAGAAATAGAAGAAAATACCGAAAATGATGATTATTCAAAAACTTCAAAAATTCCAAATATAGAAAAAATAGATGAAGAAAAAAGTGTATCAAAATACCAAGAATTGAGTAAAAAATACAAGACTTCGATTATATCAGACGAAAATGACGAACCAATATCAAGAAAAATAAAAAGACAAGTAGAGAGACTAAAATTACCTTTTTCAGGTCTATCTTACGACATTGCTGTATTTAATAATAAATTTTTTGCAGTATCTTTTGGCGATAGTACAAGCTTGTATGAAGTGAAAAAGGGTCAGAATTCGAGAAACATAATGTATTTTGCAAATTTTAAAGATATTATTGATAAAATAGAAGATATTAACGAAGATTTAAATAATATAAAAACTCAATTTTTATCTATTGTAAAAAAGATATCAATTTCAAATTTAACTGATATATTAAATATATCAAATTATAATTTAAATTATCAAAAAATAATATCAGATCTAAATATATATTTTGAAGATTTTGATAAATCTATCAACGAATCTTTATCTATATATTCCCTTACAAAAGAAAAAGAAGAAGACCTTATTCATGAATATAAATCTAAACTAAAAGAAAATGTAAATAGACTGACTTACGAAAACAAAATACAAACAAAATTAAACGAACTTTTTAATACAAAAAATGAACTTTTAAGAAAAGGAATGTCTCTTACAAATAAATTTGACAAGTTTCTTCTAATATTAGAAGAAACTTCGTTTGATAATTTAATAATGTTACAAAGAACAAAAAAGAATTTCGAATTATTGCAATCAACTATCTCGATTTAGTTCATCTTCATTATATAATGAAGGATCGCACTTAAAACGATAAAGTTTACATATTGCTATATCCTCCTCTGTCAGTTTATATATTTCATCGTTAATAAGTCTAGCATAAACATATAATTTTTCTCTCGAAAAAAATATAAATCCAGTTTCTTTATGTACGAATTTGTTTATTACTTTGTTCATTAAAATAATTAGTTGATTTTGAGTGTTATCCGACGGCTTTTCATTACCATCATTACCATCATTACCATCATTACCATCATTACCATCATTACCATCATTACCATCATTGTCATGACGACTGTTATACGTTTCTTCATCTTTATCTTCTTTATATTTAATATGTTTACTGCAATAGTCGTTATCGCTATTTAATATTTTTGAATCACAGACGGTATTTGATTTTTTACCTCTAGTATATGTATATTTGCATCTTTTATATTTTGTTGGTTCATCCTTATTATATTCTTTTTTTAGTTCTTTCTTTGTCTCTTTTTTGGGAGATTCGTCATTAATAAATAAATCCCATTTATAATGAATATCTCCTAAATCCAAATTATATTCTAAACTCAAATTATATAAAAAAACATGAATTTCTTCTTCAATTAAATTATATAATTTAGACATTTATATTCGTCTGTTTTATAAAAAATAAAAATCTAACTTTTATTTTTTCATTTTTAAAATTTATATTTCTTTCATCATTATATAAACTGAAAATAAACATAAAAATATTAATAAAGTAAAAAACATAAACCTATTCCTTCTCAAATTTTTTATATTTCTATAAGAATTATCAAAATTTTCCTTTATACTGATCTTATCATTAGGTCCCAACATCTTTCGTGAACATCCAGAACATGCCATTTATTTTATATATAAAAAATAAACAATATAATAAAGAATAAAGTTAATAAATGTCATTTCCATCATTTTCATTCTCTTTTTTATTAGATAATTTCGATACATTAAACGGAATAAATAGTGAAAAATATCAAATACTAGAACATATTAGAGAAAATTATTATTCACGAGCAACTCTATTGTCTCATATTGATTATATTAACAAAGTCTATTTATTTTTTAAAAGAAATAATAGATACCCTAATAAACTCGAATTCTTTCTTCTTTTTAAAAATTATTGCTTTTGTCAATATTATATAAATGACGAAGATGTATATCTAAGAGCAGCAGAATTTTTTATGAAAAATACAGGTGATGTCATCACAATGTCTTGTTCCGATGTATACTATTTCAATGAATTTTATACAATAGAAAGAAGAGATCCTAATAATTTAATAGAATTAAGAACTTATATAAGTAGAACTGCTTTAGCAACCATAATCCCACCTGACATATTCTTTCAAACAGAAATAAAAGAAAGCCCTGTAGAAGATTCAAAAATAAAAAAATTGAAAGATAAAATTTTTACATTTACATATACATGCCAAGGAGATAAAAAAGAAACTGAAAACTGTTCGATATGTCAAGATGAAATAAAAGATAATCAAAAATGTATTAGATTATGTTGTGGACATTATTTTCACACAGGAGATGATTCCACAGAATGTTGTGAAAACGGAAATATATTTGATTGGTTTAAAAGGAATGATACATGTCCTTTGTGTAGATCTAAAATATAAACTATTTCTTCTTTTTAACTATTTTATTTTTACCATCAATACTAATTTTTCTCTTTGTCATTTCTTCTTTATTTTTTCTCGTTATTAATGTTATTAATATTATTAAAATAAAAAACAAACTTGTAAATATAACTAAAGAAAATAAAACTTTAGATGTCATTTATCTTAAAATTGATTTATTTATTTATAAAATAAAACTTATAAATAAAAGAATAATGAGCACATACGAACCCATTCTTGATCAAAACAACCGTCGTTTTACCCTTTTCCCTATTACATATGATCACCTATGGGACTTATATAAAAAACAAGTTGCATCTTTTTGGAAAGCTGAAGAAATTGACTTCTCTAAAGACAGAGATGATTTTGAAACTCTATCAAAAGAAGAACAACATTATATCAAACGAATTCTTGGATTCTTCGCGTCATCTGATGGAATCGTAAATTTTAACCTTGGAACACGTTTCTTAAACGAACTCGTTCCGATGGAAGCAACAGTATGTTATACTTATCAAATGATGATGGAAAACATTCACAGCGAATCTTATTCTATTATGTTGGACAATCTTTTAAGAGATCCTGGCGAAAAAGACTATCTATTTAATTCAATTAAAACGGTAGATTCTATTAAAGCAATCAGCGACTGGGCTTTCAAATGGATCGAAAGTGATCTTCCTTTTTCAAACAGAGTCATTGCATTTTGTGTTGTTGAAGGAATTTTATTTTCCGGAGCATTTGCAAGTATTTTTTGGATTAAAAGATTTAAAAGTAATGGCCGTCTATTTTTATCAGGTCTTATCAAATCAAACGAATTTATTGCAAGAGACGAAGGAATGCATGTTCAGTTTGGTGTAGAAATTTTTAAATTATTAAAGAACAAACCACTATCATCAGATGTTTATAATATCATCGATGAAGGTGTAGAAATCTGTAAAATATTTTATACAGATGCCCTTCCTGTAAGATTGCTTGGAATGAATGAAGAAAGCATGATTGATTATATTATGTATGTAGCAGATAGACTTCTATTAGATTTAGGATATGATAAAAAATATAACAAACAAAATCCATTTTCTTTTATGGAAACAATTGGAATGCAATCGAAAACAAACTTTTTCGAAAGTAGACCAACTGAATATCAATCTGCTCATGTTTTTGCAAATAAAGAAGAAGATAAAAATGAGATTTTAGAAGACGACTTTTAATTTAAAATAATATATCTTTTATAAATTATAAAAGATATAACGTATAATGTCTAATTTAGCAATATATCTAAATATAAAACAAAATTTAAAATACAGCTTTTAGTTATAGTTAATGGAGGTTTAATTCTAATACAATTTCCATAACCTATCCCAGCAATAACAGACATGTTATCTTTTAAACATTCAACCAACTTTTTTACATCAATACTATCAACAAAATGTATGCCTAAAAATAATCCAGAACCTGTAATATTCTTAATATATTTTTTATTTTCAATATCACCTAATAACTGTTTAATATAATTACCCATCTCTTCTGAGTGTTTTATATATTCCTTATTCTCTATTTCTTCTAAAACAACCTTTGCTATAGAACATGCAACATTATTTCCGCCAAAAGTATTAAAATAATTATTGTTTATATAAGGCTCAAGTTCTTTTCTAAAGATACATGCGCCCATTGGATAACCGTTTGCTATAGGTTTTCCACACGTTATAATATCTGGAATTATTCCTGTTTTTTCAAAAGCCCAAAATGTTCCTCCACTTCTTCCAAAACCAGTTTGTACTTCATCGCATATCAAAATATCAGAATTATTTCTAATGTTTCTTACAATATCATGATCAATATCATAATTTCCACCTACTCCTTGTATTACTTCCATAATAAAAAGTCCGTATTTTTCATTTATTTTTTCGTCACGAGGAACAAATTTTGTATTTAATATATTAAAATCGACATCTTTTATAAAACCTTTGCTATCTATATGACTTACTTGATTACATAACCAAGTTGTTCCGTGATAACTTGTCTCAAAAGAACCTATATTTAAATTATTAATATTACGACAATAGTTCATTCCTATTTGTAATGCTAGATCATTCGATTCGCTTCCAGAATTTGTAAATATTATTTTATATTTTTCAGAATTAGGAATATATTTCATAAGATGAGAAGCGTACAGAGTTAAAGATGTATTTAAATATCTTGTATTTATATTTATAGTAGAATAACACTTATTTACAGCATCTAAAACCAATGGGTTAGAATGACCTATATGACATACATTATTATATAAATCTATATAAGGTTCTTCGTTATTAACACTATAATAATAATGAGAATCTCCATGGGATAAAAGTAGAGGATTTTCATAAGAATGATATAGAGATTTAGGAAAAAACTCTAATCTATCTTTTAAAATTTTTTGTATCATTTTGTATTATATTTAAATCATTAAATAATTTAATTACAACCTTCATAAAAAATAATCGCTTTTCTAAAAAACATATCATAATCACAATCCTCTAGATAATCTTTAAACTCTTGATACATTTCTTCTCTAATCTTAGATATATTTTCTCTAAAAAATTTCAAAAAATTAGATCTAAGATTATAATGCAAAACTGGTATTGTCATTTCGTTTAATACTTTCTCCATATAGTCCTCGTCTTCAATCTGTCTAATTTTAGCATTCAATCTACCTTCTAAATTTGATACAATTTGATCTTCATATCCCATTGAAATCGACATGCTTTCGTCAAAACCAGATAAAGTATTAACCAATCTTCCTGCAAAACCACTAGAACATTTACTGTTACTTTCTGTTAATTCTTCAATCAATCTCTTTTCCAATTCTTCTCTGAAAGGAGAATCTTGTATATATGTCCACACTTTCATTAGTATATTCATAAGTGTAACATTAGAATTTCCATAAACAGCTCGATCTAATGTTATTCTTATTAAAGAACCCTCAACTTTTTCCTTTGTTTCTTTCTCGTCGTCTTTTATTGAATTTAAAATAGTATCTTTTACATCTTTAAACTCGTAACTCTTTTTATTTTTAGGGTGATAAGCAATCAATTTATCTATAATTTCCTGAACAGACTGTTCAATATGTCTATTATGGACATTTTGCTTGTTCTTAAAAACATTATGATTATCTTGTCCTCCTAATGCTATAATAATATTTTGAGCATTCAGTCTCATGTCCTCTCCTCCATATTGCATCAAAATATCACAAGCATCTGCTCTTAAATCATCTACTAACATTACATCTCCGGCAACAGAAATCAAAAAATTCTCTACAAAAAATATTAATTCATTATCAGGCTCGCATTTTTCAAATATATACTGACATGCAATTACTCTGTAAGTAAAAGTATTTCTAATATCATTAATAAAACTCTTACAAGAATCTTTTGCGAAATAAACAAAGTCTTCTTTCTGTTTTATAGTTGGATCTTTAGTTCGTTTTAACATCCGAAGAGGTAATGATGCTTTATCTAATTTAAACTTAATCTCAAGACTTTGTATCAATTTAATACGATATAATTCTTCTATACTATAATCATTAATAATATCTATAAAATAAGTTTTAGACTGTTCTTTATAATCATTAGAATCCATTAAAAACATTACCGTATCAACTCTAATAGGAGTAGCAAGTTTTCTCAGCTCAGCATTTTCATTCAAAAACATGTCATTAATATATTTATAACCATCAGTTGATTCATCACATAAAGATTTAGCACATTCTATTCTATTCTTTATATCAATAGTTTTTAATTCGCATATCGCTTTAATATAATCTTTTAATACTATAGTTTTAGAAAATAAATACATACCAATAATAGAACTAATAACTTCTCCAATTTCATCTTTTTTAATAAAATTATATTTTTCGAGATAAACAATTCTTTTATTTAAGGACAAAGATAAATTAAGAGATTCTGATCTAATAGTTGTTTCTGAAAGTTCAGAAACATCTAAATCACAATCATTTATTTGCTCGGATTCATTTGATTCTAAAAAATTTAAATATGTAACTTTTTTAGGCATTTTAGACATTTTTTATTTTCATTAAATATTTTAAATACTATTTAATGAATATATTAAAAAATAAATGTCTTATAACATAAACGCAGAAGATGCCCTTATCTTTAACAATGAAATTGAACAAGATATTGATTTTTTTCAAAATAATTTAAAAGAAAAAACTGAAAAATTGCCAGACTTTTTAGAATTTCATTCGTCTTTTCCAAGAACAGGAAAACAGGGCATATTAGGTCTCTTAAAAAATAAAAATAATAAAAGAAAATATGTATACAAAACAAGTCAATATCTCAACTTTATAGTAGACCAAGAATACAATGTAATGAAAGACTTAAATCAACTAAGAGAATTTTGCCCCCATTTTTGTAAAACTTTAGGAAAATTTAAAACAAGAATGCCTAAAAACTTTAGAGAAGAAGATAACCCATTTGAAGTTTCTAGAAAATATATCAATTCAGAAGTTTTATTAATTGAAAACATAGAAAATGGAAGAAAATTATATAGATATATTAAAAATCCCCATATAACACCGGAAATTGTTTTTTCTCTAGTAAAACAAACTTTATTATCAAGCATTATCGCTGGAGAAAATGTCAAATTTACACATTATGATATGCACTCCAATAACATACTCGTAAAACAATGCCCTACAAATTCCGTTTTTCTATATATACTAGATGAAAATAGAACTTATGCTGTCCCGACTTATGGATACTATCCAATTGTTATTGATTTTGGATTTTCTTTTAGTAAAAACTGTGAGGAAAAACCGTTATACGGAGCTCTTGCTCATACAAATATAGGATTTATTCCATCAGTTTATGATCAACACGCAGATCCTAAATTATTCCTCACAAGTGTAAGTTATGAACTCAAAAAATTTAAAAAATCTGAAGAAACAAAAAATTTCAGAGACTTAATACTCAATATTTATGAAAAATGTGATATTGATTTAGAATGTGGATGGGATAGCAGAGAAGATACTCCAAGTATTAGCGATTATATATTAAAGAAAATGAATACACAATTCAAAAGATCTCAATTCTTTAAGAATCAAGGTCATCATGTTGTAGATATTCTACAAACTCTTGTAGATCTACCTCTTTATCCAAGAAAAACGTCAGATGAACTTGAAGACATGAGTGCTATTCTTGTAAGTGAATATTTAAAAATAGAAAAAGACATAACAAACGAATTTAATAATTTATATATAATGAAAGGAATTATAGAATCGTGTGTAAAAAATAGAGCTGATTATCTTGATAAAAATAAAAGACAAGATGCGATAAATAATTTCAAAAAAGATATTTTAAATAAAATAGACCAAATAGCAGATTTTTGCAATCCGAAAGTAAATTGGGAACGTCTACTATGCTGTCTTCTCTGTATGACAAAATGTATAGAAAATATATGCTATGATAAAGTAAAAAAATTAACTTCATTAAAAAGATCAGATTATAATAAAATGAGACTAAAAAATACAACAGAAATATTTGAAGCTATTGAAGCCAATATGCCATCTCATTTTTATTTTGATAAAGAAACAACAATTTATGTTTGGAACGTTATGAAAAAATATAGCTATAAGACAACTATAGAAGATAAATCTTTGATAGAAGAATTAAACAACACCCATCCATTTGAAAGAGGAACTATGATATATGAATATATAACATCAAGAGAAGAATAAAATTTATTATATTTATCTAAATATAATAAATATAATGCTAACAATACAAGATACAATCGCATCTTATATAAAATTTAAATATAGACCAATTGTGTCAAATATATCAAATACAAATATAGGTGGCATTACAGGTCCTAAAGGAGATTCTGGA